CCAACAACAGGACCTGCACCTACACCTGCGGCCACAACAGCATCTTCTACAACATCTTCTACAGCATCTTCCACACCATCTTCCGGACCAAAAGCATCTTCTACATCAACTTCTGCACCGTCGTCTTCACCATCGCCTGCACCCGCATCCGCACCTGCAGCATCTTCATCGCCAACAGCGCCAGCAGCATCGATGACAACGCCTACTGCTGTTTCTGCGCCCAACGTTTCTACTAACGTAGAGAGTCGCAAAGTTGATGGTCTAGGTTTTGGTGGACCTAGAACGTCAACGAAAGGTGTAATCATACATCATACGGGCGGAAGAGGATTAGATGTCGCAATAAAAACTTTACAGAGCAGAAAACTATCATATCATTATTTGGTTGACCGTGATGGTAGAATCGTAAATGTTTTACCAGACAATTTAGTTGGTTGGCATGCCGGACACACAAATAAAAAACCAGAGTTGAATAATTCTAACACTGTTAGTATTTCAATGGTTGCTAAAGATGATACCGACGTTACACCCGAACAATTAGCCGCTGCATCAGCACTAGAAGAACAACTTGCTAAAAAATATGGTTTTCCAAAATCAGAAAGTTATGGACATGGTGAAGTATCTTCACAAAAACATCCTAAAGAAGGATTTACAATTGCTACAGCAATTCGTGGTGGAAGAGAAGCTAGTGTTATTAAAAATATGGCATCAAATGCAGTTGAAGATGTTAAGGGTGCAGCTGGCACAGTAGGACCCGCAATGAATCAAGCTTCACAAACTGGTGGTCAAATTTTAGATGCGGCATCAAATCAATTAGCATCAGGATTAAGAGTTCTTGAAGATTTGTTTATAAAGGGTCGCCCATCATTTACAGATTTATCTACAGTGATAAATCAAAACAATACATTCAGTAGACCAGGTGGTGACCTTCGTGAAAGAGAAGCAAAGGCTATTAAGTTTTTAATTGAAAGACAAACTATATAAAAAAATCCCCGCCGAAGCGGGGATTCCAGAAGAATAAAAGATAAAGGAGATTATTCTTCTGAAGCTAGTGACTTGAAATAATCAAGTTCTTCATCTTCATCCAAATCTGGTGATGTCTTTGGTGTAAAGTTCTCATCAACAGCTTTAGCTTTAGACACTGGTGCAGCGCCATCAAGACCCAACACTTTATCAAGTTTTGCTTTCAACACATCATAAGGCTTGAAGTTCTTAGGATCAAGAAACTCTTTGAGTGAGTATTCTTTCTTCCACAACTCTTCAAGTTTTGCATCATCACCATCAAACAAAGCAGAAGGCTTGTCAAACTCAGATTTATCATAATTACGATAGCCTTCAACTTGACGAATCTTGATTTTGAAGTTAGCACCTTCCCACAAGTCAAATGGATTCAATGGCGTTTCATCTTCAAACTCAGGATTCATTGCTTCACTAATCTTGTCAAAGATTTTTTTACCAAACTTGTACAGTTTGATTTGACCTTCGTTTTCTGGATTCTTTGGGTCAGAAACAATCAGAACGTTTGAAATATAAGTCAAACGGCGTTTTTGCTTACGTGCAATTTCTTTGTTTGCTTCAATACCAGAATTCCAAAGAACAGAATTATATTCTGAAACTGGGTCTTTTTGATTGAGTGTAGTCAAAGAGTTTTCGATATACCAACCACCTGGTCCTTGAAAACCGTGATTGAATACACGTACCCAAGGAAGTGCTTCATCACCATCAGCAGCAGGACCCGGAAGGAATCGAATGACTGCCATTCCATTACCAGCTTTGTCTACCTCTGGTTGCCAGAATCTGTTGTCTTCCTTGGAATTTTCTGTTGTTACTGTGTTGATTGATTCAATCGCTTTGGTAAGTTTGTCAAACGAATTGCGATTGCGTTTAAGACTGGAAAAATCAGACATGTTTTACTCCGTATAAAATTGTATTAGTTTGTATGTGCATCTTGTTCACATGATTCATTATATACATCTATATAGCTATCGTCAAGTAGCGATTTAATGATTGCTATCGTTTTTGCCGCATCTGTGTGATGAATTCCAATACCACCTGCCATATTGAAATCATCAATAACATCTTGTGTATCGTCAATTAAGATAAAATTGGGTTTTGCATAGTCGGCTTTAAATGCACGACCAGGAACTATATTGGCTGGTATATTAACACTGTTGCGTTTTAGCCAAACTTTCTTCTGTTTCTTTACTTCGTCGTGTCGTGTTTTACCGCCTGACGATGAAAGAATCTCTACTGGAACTTCTAATGAAGTAACGAATTCATACAATTCTTTACCACCTGGCTGCCAATCAAGACTTTCGAAGTGGCTATCTTCTATAAATTCATCAAACTCTCGTGTCCTTGTTTCACCTTTAGGTCTTTGATATGTTGGTTCTTTACTAAACAGTTCTTTGTAACGTTTATGAAAGTCACATAGAACTCCATCCATATCAAGATATATTTTGCGTATTTGCATCGTATTCCTTTTTGAGTATAAGTTTATATTTTATTGCATCAAAAGATATGAAAGGTGTATATTTCTTTATCGTTCGACTTACTGCTGGATAACGAATTGTATCAACAATTTTTTTGTCCCACATTCGCAAGAAACCCATGATTTTGTTCAGTATACAAATCGTTTCAATTGAAATTTCATTCTGGAGATACTGTGTAAGCAGTTCTGGATATTGACCGTCATGTATCATTAATGATGCATTAGGGTCTTTATGTCTCATTAATGATGCAATCTCGTTTGTGAACGTGTACGTCAAAGACTGAATCACCTTTTGGCGCTTGCGATACTGAATATCAGACTCATCTGTCAATAAATGTCCAATCCAAACATTAGGGTCATAGACAAGATTAGCAACAATAAAGTCACGACCCTGTTCAACATTAGTGAATCTTCTGCTCAGTTTGTAGAAATGCCATTTATCTTTTCGATTCTCAAACGCATCAATACTCGTATTTACTTTCCCATTATACTTAAGGTAATCGTAAGAATCTGAATTGAAGTGGAGTTTAAGAGAAGTGTATAAACAAAAGGCTTCATAACCATTAATCATATAGGTAAACGACTGTTTTTTGTTTTCAACAAATTAGTTCGCTCTGCTTGTTCTTGAATTTTCGATTTCAAATTCGGTGTAATAAGAGTGGCTGCGACTTCTATTTCTAAACCAGTTTTCTTACAATGCTCTGTAATAGCTTCAATGTAAGTATAGTCTGTAACCGCAACAAGGTCTTCTATTCGCATAGAAAACTTCAGCATTTCATCTTTAGTCGGCATTATTTCTCAGACGCCTGTGATAGATTTTGTGGCACTGATTCTTTTTTATCAAACAGCCAATTATTATCTGGTATGTTAGAAAAATCAAATTGTGGCTGTTCGTGTTGAGATGAATTAACACTCCAAGGAATCACACCAATGTAGCCATCAATTTCATATCCACATCCTTGTAAAAAATTCTTGAATTGATTAAAAATATCATCAACGTAGAGTTCACTGAAGTTCATTTCAAGACTTGTTTTACCATCACTCGAATCATACTTCAAAGTAAAATTATGGCTGTCATTTTCAAAGTGCATTATATAGTCTCCTGTTTACTTTTTATTTGATGCATATGCAATACAGATAATATCGTCACTCTTAACGTAAGAGCATCGAACCGATAGTGGGTCAACACCCTTTGTAATAGCGTTTTCAATATTTGCTGCCATTAGTTTACGTTCGTTTAGTCCGTAAATACAAATCGCAGTGACAATTGAAAGTAGTACCAGTGTTACACTGAAAGTGGTAACTGCTCCCAATCCTTTTTCCATAACAATCTCCTTTTCTTTTTTACTTGATAAAATACTCATGCTGGCTTTCTAGAAACTTTGTTGTAAAATAAATGTCTACCTATCTGTGCAGTATATCTCATGTTATTCCACATCGGCTTCACATAGTTTGCATGAAAAAATAATGCACCCTTTGTTGGGTCTTTGAACGTTTCTGTATAAAGATAAAAGTTCAAAGCCATTTCAGTTATTCTATTATATACAGAGTTGTTCTCAATTGTCAAGAGTCCACGGTCAATCATCATCTTTGCTCTTTTTTCACAATACCAAGAAAATTGGCAAATTGAACCAACTCTTTGTTTTACCACGCCACAATATGAATCTGGAAATGCACCAGACTGTGCCCTATTGTGAGTAACAAATGCAACTGCTAACTGTCCTTTTTCTGGCTCACCACCAGCTTCAAAGTACATATTCTGTGCAAGACATTCAACTTCTTGTCTGGCGGAAGGTGTTAAATCATCTAATTGAATTTTCGGTGCAATTGGAATTTCAACTTGTGCTGCTGCATGACCGGTATAAACAATAAATGCTGCAAATAAACTACAAATCGTTAGTGTGATGTAACGCATACTTTCTCCTATAAGTTAGAGGTGTGCCGAAGCACACCCGGTCCCGTCAGGCAGATTTTTTGCTCTGTGTTTTTTCTGCTGTAATGTTAGATACGAATCCATTCAAGGACTGTGCCTTGGTAATGATGTCGCTTTCTGAGGGATAAGTTGGAAAGGCTGGATGTTCAGGTATTGCTTGTCCATTTAACTTGGCGGACTCTACCTTTACGTGCCATTCATTGGTTAGACGATCTTTGTTAGAGTGGTACTCTTCTAACAATAATTCTTTCGCCATTTTTAGAAGTTCAAGACGAATCTCAAACGGTGTCAGATTACTCATGTGTTTCTCCTGTGTTGTGTGTATTTACTGGCGAGTGTGTGTGGTGCCAGTCTTTTATTTAGTCATTTTATAATTTGGTTGCTCTCACTTCACGACACATTTTCCGCATCTCTGGCGTAAAGTCTGGAGAGATTTCGGACAGTCCACAATTGATGTAAGTACCTTTAGGTTGTGGTATAAATACAATCAAAAGCATAACCAAAACAACTGTACCACCAATTAGTAAAAAAGATTTATTCATAATTAATCCCACAAGTTACGATAATATTTACCAAACAAACGAAGACCATTATCTATACGATCATATTCTCTGCGTAATCCGTCATAGTCGCAAACATATGTGTGATTAGGGCCGTGTTCAATACGACTGAGTTTTGAATTGTCTTCACAAGGAACAAACTTCCAATCTATTTCACCAGAACTAAACTTTTCTTCCCACGAATCATCAACAAGATGTTCAAACGCAAAAATCATTTCATCAAGCACCCAATTCCATCGTGCATGAATATCTGCAACACCTTCTTTTGGAACATCTTCATTATAAAAATCAAATGTGCGTTGACTGTCCCAATCTTCAGTTGTCGTACATCTTAGATGTTCTGGTACATCTTCCATGTCAACGAAGCCAGAACCATGTTTTACTTCTTTGAGTTTCTTCAACATTGGAAGAATGATTGGTGAAAGAGTGTGATCCATACTCCACACATCCCAGTAGTCAATCTTCACATACTTAATTTCAGGATGAATTTTATCAAGAATTTTTTGAAGTGTGATAGAAACAGGAGTTAGGCGGTCTGCCCATTTTTCAACCCAAGCTGGCGGATCAACCCAATCATCTGATTCGGGATATTTGTATGCTTTTTTGTCTCGGCTACACTTTGACCATTTTGTCCAAAAGAACAAATAGTCTAGCATCGTATATGGAGATATCCAATGATATCGTGACTTAGACAAATAAATTTTCATAATATAACTCCGTGTAAGTGGTGGTTTTTTGAACTCTTGTTCGGGTGATGCCACCAAACCCATAATTGATGCCGACTGATTGGATAATAAGGACAGTCGGCGAAACCTCATCTAGCAATTTAGGCTGCTAGAGCGTATAACTCGTCATTTGCGGTTATATTATTTGCTCGGATTACGTCCGTCGCCTTTCGTGTTGCCTTCTCTGCTATCTCACCCTGTCGAAACCAGGTCATCCCCATGAGAAACACTCTCACGGTTTATCTGTCCGTTCCCAACTCCATGGACAAGAATGTTTCTGGTGGAGATGGAGGGAATCGAACCCTCGTCCAGAATGCCTTCACTTTGAAGGGATTACAACAATTCCTTCCTCTTTCAATATCGCATTAAACTCATTTCGTTTTGTTGCATACCAACCCCATGCGCCAAAAAATGTTTCACCTAGATTTGGTCCTTGTTCTCTCAGATATTCATCCAATTTTTCATCGTATTCTTTTTCACTAATTTCCATAATTACTCCGTTGTGAATCTTGCAGAACTTTTCGCTGTTCTTCCAGGTTTCAACGGTTTATCTGACTTCGGTTTCATTTCTGTTTGAAATGGCGCATGTGCTTTATTATACGCCATTTTACCTACTGTCTCTGTCTTACCGTGTCCTGGGAAACCTGTTTTGTTTGTTCCATGTAGGGTCGCTGTTTTTCCATCATGATGTAAGATTGAGTCTTGATTATAATGTTCTCCATGTTTTTTAATATCGTGGAGCAACTGTTTGCCGTGTTCATCTCCTTTTCCTTTAGCATGTACCAATATAGACTTTTCTTTGCCGCCTTCCCAATGACCTTCTACTTCTTTATGAGCATAACCCTGTGCAGTTAATTTCTTTTTTAACTCTTCATGGCGCTTCTTATTATCTTCTGGAGACACTTCATCATGCGGTCGTTGTGAAGACATAACCGCATAGTGTCTGCCTTCTTCGGCATGTTTGTGCAGTCTGGCTAGAGGATTACCCTCGTCTAATTGTTCGTATTGTTTGAATGATAGCATAATGCCTCCAAATTATCAAGCATATTTATCAATATACTCCATTAGAGGTTTCCGATACGCATCAATTTGGCGCTCAAATAGCAAGGCATCACCTTCTTCAGTGGCAATCAATACAACAATATCATCAATCCAAATACCGGTGCGTTCAGCAAACATCAAAGCATATGCTGTACACTGCATAAAGTAATTCTGAATATCTTCTTCGTTCTTTTGTTTCGTAGACGTTTTGAAGTCAATAACGGATAACTTACCATTCCATTCAGCAATTAAGTCAACTCGACCAGCAATTCTATATTTGTCAGAATACAATGCTTGTTCTTGTGCATAAACTTTGCCAACATTATCATCAATTATTGGTTTAATCTTGAAAAATAATTCTTTCAGGTCAGGCATCAACATCTGCATCTTTAATTCGGGTATCTCATTATTGAGATAATCTTCACAAATCTTGTGGACTTTTGTACCACGATTGGATGCTTTCTTTGATACTTTGTTGGCATATTCTTCACCAACAGCCTGACGCCATTCGTAAATGCCCTGTTTATTATAATGGGAAAGCACTGTAGTGATAGACTTATACTTTTTACCCTCAGGTGTCGTATAAAGCCTACCACCATCGGTAGTCTCAGCATTAAGATCAAATTGAAGTTGCGGTAAATTTACATGTTCAAATATTCTCATTAATTAAATTTACCTAAATGTTTATTTACGATTTGTTGTGTCTGTGATTCTTTGATAGATTTTTTACCGTGTCGATTTGCGACAGAGGATTGTTTATGATTCTCAGAAACTTTTGCAAGAACTTCTTTGAATCCGTCAGGGATTTTACCAGTGATTGAAACACCACTGACAGTAGCAGTGGCGCCAATCATTTGTTGCATGTGTGGATTATCTTTGAGAAACTGTTCACGTTGAGATAACGACATGAATCGTTCTTCAACTTCACCTGTTTCAGTATTTAAAAAGTCATAAGTAGGCATATTATTATATAGCAGCGTACCATTCAGGCACTGGTCGTTTTTTCCACTTGGCTAAGTGTGTTTTGTTTTTTGTATAGTAATTGCGATATGATGCCAACGAATCGTTCAGAATTTTTACATCATCGGGCATAGCAGGCGTTGGCTCAGATTCACGCAAACCAAGAGGAATATTTTCTGGCGTTTTTGCCAGAATGTTTTTCAATCTTGCACACGAGTGAATTTTTTCATATCGATACGTATACTCATCCAGCAAATTGCACCAGAGTTCGTACAACCATTTATAATTCAAATGATTTGCACGTGCCCATACATTTGAAGGATGATTAATGTGTGATGCTTTCATGAGTGTTTGTTCACGCTCATCAGGCAAACGCCAACGTTTAATTTTACGATTGTTTGCAGTCAAGTCAATGTATTCATCGCCATCCAAAATCCGATGTGCAGTTGAAAGTAATTGTGCATACTCAATGATCATTTTGACCACGTGTTTATCGTTGTGATATTCTGCACACGTTTTCGGATCAGGATGGAGATAGAAAATATTCATTTATCTTCGGGTGTTAATTTACTCATGATATAAACAAGACCTATGAATTGAACTGCGCCATAAAGACCTGCCATTAACATCAACAACATGAAAAAAACGGCAATGTAAAACTTTTGCCGTTCGGTAAAAAGATTACCATAAAAATCAGCCGTCTGCATTGCTTTGACGGCTTGTGTTTCGAAATTTAAATATTTTGTAACTAACCAATCTTTGAGTTTGGACATTTTTTACCTTGCAAAAAGAGGAAGGGGCACGTGGATGTCTCCCGACATTCATTGTTATTTAATGATGAGCCTATGTCCCGCTGACGGCAATCACCCCGAAACTGTTTACTCAGTAACTTCTTCAACCTCAAGTGTTTCTTCAACTTTTGTTTTTTTAGTTTTTGTTGCTTTAGGTTGAACTTCTGATTTGAGATCAGAAAGTTTTTCAATGTTATCTACACGACCAACAATGTTTGCAACAGTGAAGCCACGTGGTGTCAGAAATTTTGCAACCATTTCTTGTGCATTAATAAGTTCGTAACCGACAACATTACGACCATTTTTGTTTGCACGAACAACACCACCATTGTATTTCAGTGTCAGAATCTCAGCACCGATTCGATACATATTGGGATATTCCATTGTATCTTGAATCTCTTTGAGAGTAACAACACCACCGTTGCCAAGAACAGTCAAAAGACGTTCCCAACGAACAAGTTTGCCAGAACTTTTTGCTTTACGCTGTGACCAATAAGTGGCCGATTTAGTTTGTGCCATAATCAAAACTCCATTCAACAGTAGAAATAATAGTATAGCAAAGCTTGGTTAGTTTGTCAAGCATTACAATACTTCGTTTTTCCGACCAAGACCCGCAGGATTCATGCCAGGAGTAACGTAAACATAATTACCCTTGTGCATTGGTGCCGTACAGGATGCAACATCGTTCACAATCTCACGGTCGGCGGGTGAGAGTTTGTGATAGTCTTTCATGATACCCGTTTTAGTCAATGCGCCTTTGTGTGTGTCAGGTAGTGATGGTGCGCTTACCACATCACGCGGAACACGATACGGCATCAGTGACTTCTCTTTGACTTTTTGAGTCGCAGCAGCAGGATACTTGCCACCAGAAGGTAGCGGTATCTTGTTGATTGAAGCAATGAAGTCTTGCTGTTCTTGCAATTGCTTCTTTGTCAACTTTTTCTTCTTCGACTTTGAGTATATACGAATCATCATAACAATACCATTATATCAACGCGGTTGTGGATTGTCAAGAGGTTATTTGGTAATAATCTCTTTCACTTTTGATATGTGTTTACATTTATTGTGATATTTGAAACCAATACAAGAACAAGAATAATTGTCATTTACTAAAGTTACAAAATATTCATGGTCTTTAGAACCTTTGATTTTGAACTTGCGGGTTTTTGTTGTCGAACCTTTAAGTATTTTCAAATCAACAACAGATTTCAAATTGATAACAGAAATAGGAAATGCTTTGTTGCCAGTTTGCAAACAAAACTCGTCGGCTGATAGCCATTTGTAAGGAGTAATAACGGTACCTGCAAATTTACTGACACCAGTATAAAATTTGCAAGAGACTTCTATATCAGAGCCTATTGTAGGAACAGTTTTCATAATAATAGAATACTACGAAAACTGATGAATGTCAACTACATGTTGTTTTTGTACAACAGATGCTTAACCTTTTAGCAACTGCTGTCCAGATTCTTCACGCATATCTTCCTCAAAATCTTGCATGTTAAGCTTGACTAATTCTGAACGTAAAGCTTCTAGTGCTATTCGGTCATTATTGGATTCTTGAATTTTTTTCTCTAACTCAATAATCCGATTTTTAATTACTTCTCTATATGACATAATCTTTTTCCTGTTTTAGTAATCTATACATCGATTTGTCACGATGTTTTTGATTCTTCATTGGTGGATTTTCATAAGTCTCACGATTTTTGTTAAACTTGGTTTTTTTCGTTTTCTGAAATTTATTGCCTCCAGACAACATATTTATTGCTCCTAAAAGATAATATCTGCTATACCATATTCAACAAGTTCTTCCGCAGACAACCAAACATCTGTTGGTCTGAGAAATTTTGATTTTACATCTCGGACAGAAAGATTCGAACACTCGGAAAGTAGTTGTGCCATTTTATGATTATATCGGTCGCATTCTTTTGCATAAGAACGCATATCATGATACTTTCCCTCCATAGTATCACTAAACTGATGAATCATTATTGTAGTGTTTTTTCCTATTGCTCGATAACCTTTTTCTCCGGCAGCGAAAATCACAAACGCTGCACTCATGATATTTCCATAACCAAGTGTGCGTATTGGTATACCCACACCACGCATCAAGTCAACCAAGCCTATAGCACTACCCAATTCTCCACCTTCAGAGTTTATGTGTAGTGTTAGTGGCTTATCGATTTTATTAAACTTCGCACTCATTATCCATTTCGAAAGTGATTCAATACTATTCGTATCAATACCACCTGAAAGAAAATTTGTGAGTTGTTCAAAATCAATCGATTTGTCGTTGGTATTCATGCCAGTTAAAAGCTGTTTTTAAAATGGATTTTAAATTATGTTTAGGTTTAAAATTAAGGTGTTGTTTTGCCAAATCTATGTTGGCAACGAGTTTTGATGGGTCACCTTCTCTTCTTTTACCAATTTGATATTCAATATTAAGTTTAAGTTCAGACATTGCGGTGTTTATAACTTGCAAGTTGGTGTAACCTTTTCCTAATCCTAAATTGAACAGAGTAGGTTGACTTTCGTACTTTGTTTGTAAATAATTGTCAGCTAACACATGAGCATCTGCTACATCGGAAACATGCACAAAATCACGAATACATGTACCATCAGGTGTATTATAATCGTTACCATTTACAATAAACTCCTTTTTATTATTTAGACTTTCGAACATTAGCGGAATCAAATGTGTTTCGGGTTCATGCATTTCGCCCATTTCACCGTCTGGGTCTGCACCCGCAAGATTGAAGAATCTAAAAATAATATGTTTTGTTTTGGAGTCACGAATCGCACATTCGGCAGCATATTTGCTGTTTGAATATGGATTGTTATTTGTTATTTCCGCTTTCTCAGAGAGTGTAGTGTGCTGAGAACGATAAACGCCGGCAGTAGAAGAATAAACAATATTCCTAACATTGTAACATCTCATAAAATTTAATAGATTGCACGTGCCACCTACATTGACATCCCAAAACACTTCAGGAGATAAAACTGATTCACCAACTTCAATACGACCCGCAAGATGGAAAACAATATCTGGTGTCCAGTTTACAAATACTCTTGATAAATCTTCATGTGACCGAATATCACCAGGAGAATAAACATCCCAGTAGATATCATTCTGTGGTGTTTTAATATCAAAACACACTGTAAAGTAACCAGCTTTCTTCAGTGCTTTACCAAGATGTGAACCTAGATAACCTGAACCACCCGTTACTAACGCTATTCTCATCTATCTCTCTCAGATAAAATAGGATTTTTAATTGGCCAGTAAATATTAAAACGCTCATCGTTCCACTTGACAGTGTATTGTGATTTGCGGTCATAATACTGGTCAAGCTTGTAACTGAACACACAATGCTCCGACATTACCAAGTGTGCATTACCATGTTTCGGAGGCAATAGAACTTGATATCCGTTTCTGTCTGACAAAGTAAATTCTTGCCATTGACCATATTGGTCAGAATCTTCATCAAGATTGATTACGATTTGATAAATTGTTCCATGTAAACACGAAACAAGTTTTGTTGTACAATCATCTCCATGAATACCACGTAGTGTATGTCTACGGGATGTTGACACGCTATCAAGAATAAAGTTTACGCCTAACTGCTCATAATTATCTTTGTGCCACGTTTCAATATTCGTGCCACGATAGTCTTCATAAACAGTTGGTTTAATTAATTTAACGCCTTTAAGGCTTGTATCTTCGATTATCATTATCCACTCACTATAGTTATACCAGGTCCAACAGTGTACTCTTCTTTATATTGTTGCTGCCAAGGAAATCCATTTGAGTATTTCTTAGCATTTTCTTTATTACCTTTTTCAAAAAAATCTGCCGTAACTGATTTAGGATTACCATCAAGTCTATAACATAGTGAATATTCTTTTGAACAAGAAAAGTTTGGAAAATATTGTTTCAGTGCATTGAAGAATTGTCTGTCAGCTCCCCACTGTGCATACCAAGCCATACTCAAATTACGAGCAATATCAGCTTTTACCATAAATGAGGATGTATCAATATGATACGCATCGGGATTAAAATAAATTGGCCATTGTCCTAGTGATTCACAATTGTCTTCACAAAGAAAGTTACCTTCTTTATCGTAAATTTTTCTTAATGAATACGCCCAATCAGCGCCTTTTTTGATTCTATCAACCAACTTCTCAATGTGATTAGGCTCAAGCCAATTATCTTCATCGAGGTAACATATAACATCAGCATTGACAAGAAAACCACATGCAGCGTATACACGATGACCATACCAGCCTTTTCCGATATTTTCTTCAAGACGAACGGTTTTAACTTTTGTTGCGCCTTCCATCTGATGCCAAATTTTGCTTTCATGTTCTTTACCATCAAGAAAAACATAATGTGTCAGATTATCATAGGTCTGTTCATCAACAGATTGAAGACAATCACTTAGAGTTGTTGCTCCGATTGTCGGTGTTACCACTGCTACTTTCATCCTTCACCCTTTTCTTAAAAATTTTATCCCAGTTATCATTGAATTTTTCACGTGGTATTTCAATGGGTCTTGGCTTTGAGCCTTTTCCACCATTACTCATTCCAGTTCCTTAATATCCAAGATGATGAGTTCATTTTATTACTGCCGCCAACACCATATACAAAATTAATATTTGGCACATTTGCTTCAGCGTTGTTAGATTCATTTCTATCACCACCATTCGCAAACCAAATTGAAAAGTTAGACAATATTGGTAATATTTGTTGATGATGAGTTCTTACACGCTCAAGCAATTCACATGCAGTGCCATCAGAATCATCAAACTCCCATACTTCATCAACCCAACGAATGGATTGAAGTATTGCCTTGCGTTCACGAATGTTCATAAATGGCTTACCTTTTTTACGTGTAAGCCATGCATCAGAGTTTACGCCAACAATAAGTTTGTCACCCATACCGGATGCTTCACGCAACATTGCAAGATGCCCGGAATGAATTGGGTCAAATCCGCCAGAGACAACGACTATTTTCATATAATCAAATCAGGAAATGCTTCTTTTACCAAAGAAGGAGTTAAATGTTTTACTTTGAAATCTTTCTGGAAGACTTTAAGAATCATTGCTGCTTCATCTCTATGAAGAGATTCTAGCATAACCAAAATTAATTGTGTAGTCTTATCTGCGGTAAATTCTTGTGGTCGCATTGGATGATTTTTGATAAACCGATACATCTTCGGCATTTCAGTGTCAAGGTATGCATAGTTTAAACCCGCAGGGTCTTTAGCAGGTCGATAAATGTGTGGTAACACAATATCAAACTCAATTGCAGGGTTGAATACTAGTTGAAGAAAGAATCGAAATCGTTCATCACCCTCACGGCGTAGAAGATTTATACGTTCTTGTTTGGTTGTAGCTTTTTCAAAATCTTCAAAGATTTCAGAATAAAGTTTTTCAGAACTCATGGACTACCTCAAGTAAATTTTTTAGTTTGTTTGCAATCATATAATTCATAAACTTCTGTTTTGGATGACCAGCAGAAGATTCATATGTATCTATAATACTTTTTTGAAGAGTTTCTGGAACTTTGGTCAAATCAATCAGAAGTTCATTTCGTTTGTAGTTGCGAAGCATATCGTCATTACAAAATTCTTCTGGCTTTTGATTCAGCCAGTTAATAATCTTTGCTTCAGTAATAGGCTTTTGACGACCGCCTTCAATAAACACATTATCTTGTGTCAGAATGTTGGGAATACCATCACCCTTGTCACCACGAATAATCATCTGCTTCAACTGAACAGCAGGCAGAGGTTCATTGATAAACTTCTTTAGTATGGGAGAATATTGTTGCACATTAGGATATTTCTGTAGTTGTGCAAAATCTTTATCCGAAGAAAGAATCATTACCTTTTCACTAGCTGATTTGAGTATCGTTAATGTGGCAATAATATCGTCGGCTTCAGCAGTTTCCACATCAATCACTTTATATGGTGAATGCTCTTTAAGTTCAGTTTTAATTTTATGCAAACAATCAAAGATTGAATTCCAATCATGACCAGATGCATCTCTGCTCTTCTTACGACTTGCTTTGTATTGGGGAAAATACTCACGGCGCCAGTAATTGCGATTATCACAAGCAATCACAACTTCTGGTCCATAAGTTTCTTTGAATTTTTTTACATATGTCCGAATAACATTCAATATCATATGTCGAACAAGATTTTCTTCAACCGGTTTTTTAGATGAACCGATTTGTTCCATAAGTGACGAGATTGCCACTTGATTGTAGTCAAAAATTATCATTTTACGTGTTTTCCTAGAACTACACCTTTGAACAAAAATAAGAATGTAAGTTTCAAATGGAATTTAAATTTACGGTAGTAATAACCGCGCATCGTCATTTTGTCACTCTCAATAGAATTGTATCAGTATTAATACGACCAGTCAACACTTTTTCTGCGGCACGAGTATCTGTTAATAAAGTACGGAGTGTAACTTTACCCGCTTTTAAAACTTCCGGTATTGTTACTTCAGGTTTACGAAGTGTTTTACATATTGATTTGCTTTCGGCAAAGTTTTGTATTGTTGAACCTTTGATATTCAAACCAGCAGCATCAAGTGCATGATACACGCCAAGCTTTCGTGTTTTGGTATTATACACCCACAACGATGATGCACCAATGATTGTTTTCGGATCAACAGATACAAGTTTCATTTCAGCAAAATCTTTTGCATAATTCATCTTACCAACAATTTGTTCGGCAGACTTTGCTTTACGCTTACGGGGCTTGCGTGACTTTACCGCTTCACCAGCTAATTTCATACCATCAACAATTACTTGGTCACAGTATGCTACCAATTTTTTAAGTTGCGTTTTTGTAAAGTTTGAATATGCTTCTTTGATATCAGAATCGGTTGTTGTCAAAACTTCATCATATTCAACTCGACGTTTTTTGAAATGTTCTATTACAAATTTTGTATGTGCTGCTTTTATTTCAAAATTGTTCATTGTTGCAAAAGGTGAAACATCTGCTTTGAAATCAGAAATTATCAAATCGTCAATTTGACCTTCCAGTTCACCAATACAATCACTTGCTTTTCTTTTAATATAATCCTGGATGTTCGCAGTCTTCTCTGTTACAACTTTTGTAACTTGTTTTGTGTTTTTGATTTTGTTGACAGTCTCATCAAACCAGGCAGCGTTGGAACCATCTAGGACCCCTCCGGTGCTTACGATACGACACAGAAACCCAAATGTAGTCGGAACGGTTTTAAGAGCATCCAGGCCCGTTATTTTGTATTTCTTTTTGAGATAGTCGGATGCATATTTTGTTGCATCTTTGGAATCACGATTCTGGGCGTACCAGTTCAGCGCCTGAGTCAGTTGCGATTGTGACAATTCACCCGAAAACTTGGGTTCTTTGTTGTTTGATAAGATTGCTTTTATGTCAATTGACTTACTCATAATAACTCCTGCATGTATTTATTCACGAAATCACAGTATAGCATAAATATTAGGTGATTGTCAAGTGTGATTTGTGGCAATGATTTCCCATACTAACTGAGTGTCCGGATGTTTGGATACCCGTTCAGTTCATAGTATTAGTGATTTTCGTGATTGTAACACATTCAAGGAAATCCTAACATGTCCGATGATTCGGAAGACGTAAAAGCTAAATTAGACAAATTTAAACCCAAAAAAAAGAAACTTGCTGTTCCTAAAGAATTTTTGGAGAACGCAAATAGCTATGACGAAAAGTTGATGGTAGTAAAAGTATTTGCGGAAAAGAATGTGCAAAATACCGTCAGACTTTTCAAAAATATGTTAAAAGATTCGATAGAAAAAAAGAAGAAAGTTTAAGTATTCTATGGATCCGATAACACTCTTTGCTCTGGCAAACGGTGCAGTTGCAGCCGTTAAGCAGGGATGTGCCCTTTATAAAGAGATAGCATCAGCCGCAGGTGATGTTAAAGGAATTCTATCGGACCTTGATGAACAGTTTCATGCAAAGTTTAAAGATAAAGCTCCAACAGTTGCAGAGAAGAATCAATTTATTGAAGAAAAAAATAGAATTATTGAACTTAGCAAAAAGCAGCCAGATGATGTATTCACACAAATAGGAGAAGAACTAGGAACTTATTTTGAAAACTATGCGAAATGTATGGCAATCTTTGAAGAAGAAGAAAAACATGCATTTGATGTTTACACAGGTGAAATGAGTTTAGGTAAAAGAGCATTACAACGTGTTTTGATGATAAGTCGCCTTGATGCAATGAAAGCAGAACTTCGTGAAATTATGGTGTACCAATGTCCGACAGAATTAGGTGATTTATACACTCGTACCGAAAAAATGATGGAACGCATTAAGTATGAGCAATCGGTTGCAATAACAATTAAAAAAGAAAAAGATAAAAAAGCGGCAGCAACAAGAGCAAGAAGATTGGCGTATTTAAGAAAAAGAATTGTTCGTTGGAGTCTTATAACATTTTCAATTCTTTATTTTATTGCCTTAGTGTGGAGTATCGTTGAGATAAGAAAAGCTGAAAGACCAGAACTTGGAACATGTTTGATACCAAAAGGAACTTGGGGTTATGAGCAATATAATAACTTAAAATGGGTTGATTGTGAGCCGAAATAAGAATGTTGAAAATTCAAGTTATTGATGGAGAATTATTTTACTTTGTTTATACAAATGAAGATAATACTCTAATTCTTGTCACACGCAGCAATCATTTTGCCATGATAACAAATGCTGCATTGAAGAATATGAAACACGATGCAGACTATAGAATAAAAGCTTATAGGGAAAGAAAAAAAGCGGCCTAAGCCGCTTTTATTTTACTGATTAACGATTAGCGATGTACATTGTGATTTCAAAACCAAAACGCATATCTTGTGCCGCAGGTGTAGTCCAGTTCATAGTTTTCTCCTTAAGAATTTTCTGCAATATGTTTATCCAACGCTTTTTGATAACGATTAGCGTGAGAACGTTCAGCTTTCGCCAAAGTTTCAAACCAATCAGCAACTTCATCAAAACCTTCATCACGTGCAATTTTCGCCATGCCAGGATACATATCTGAATATTCATGCGTTTCGCCATGAACAGCAGCTTCTAGCATTTCTTTTGCAGTTTTCGCCGGCAAGTCTGTACCGGGTTCGCCAGCACCGCCTTCAATTAAATATTCCATGTGACCGTGTGCATGTCCTGTTTCACCTTCAGCAGTAGAACGGAACAATGCAGCCAAATCATTCTCACCTGAAATATCGCACTGATTTGCAAAATACAGATAGCGACGATTTGCCATAGATTCACCCGCAAAAGCTTCTTTCAAACACTCTGCGGTTTTTGTGCCTTTCAAACTCATAACAACTCCTATAAAAATAACAACACGTTTATTTAAACATATTTACTCTTTAGATTCATCAGTATTTTCATGATTATCATCTAATTTTTTACGCAATGTCCAAGAACCATCTTTATTATCAATCCATTCAATCACATCGCCTTCTTTCCAATTAGCTTCAGCAAGAACATCATCAGGAAATTCAATGAAGTAATCTCCATCTTCATGTTGTTGTACTTCTAGCGTCCAGTGCTTTGATGGTTCCATAATTGTCCTTTGGAGCGGGATATCAGAATCGAACTGATAACAGGAGCTTGGAAGGCTCACGTTTTACCATTAAACTAATCCCGCATTGCTTCATTTAATCTTAATTTCTTTACGTTCTACTTTTTCACCGCTCGGATGTATATATCCGATATAGCCATCAGCATCTTTGTATGATACGCCATTCCAAAAATAATCTTTTTCTTTAAAATATGCAATACGTTCATCGGAAAAATGATTTACGTCAACTTTCAGACAACCAAGCCATTCTTGCCAGTTATCATCGGCTTGTTCTGAGATTGCAATTGCTTCTTGTTCGGTTTCTGCTTCAACAACATGAACATTTCTAAAACAAGACAACTGTTCTACGATATACTTAGGCATAATTATGCTCCCAATGAAAAATTAACAGACTTGATTGAGTCCCAACGAAAAGAACGCCAACCACTTGCGTCAACATCCCAAACAGCAAGTGCATCTTTTGCTTTTGTCTTTGTGAATGAATCTTCTTCAATTTCTTTTTGTACTGTTGGCAGAACATCTTCTTTCAATGTACAATTCATCACACGTTCAGTGCCATCTTTTTTAGTAAACACAACTTCTACCGTGTTTTCTTCTAACAAACTTTTTAGCCAATCACGACCTGCTTTTGCATCATCACTATCACCAGAAAATACATTCATATTAGTTCTCCGCTATATTTTTTGCAATTTCACGAACTTTTGTTTCAAATTCGCCGCCAGTTATATAATCCAAATACTCTTGAAACCAAACTTCCGATTTTTCAGTCTTTCTGAGTATGCAGCCAGACATACCAGTGCCAACTAAATTGTTAATATACACGATTGGGTCAGTCAAAATAGCTTCAAACGAATCATCGAACACAGGAAGGTCATTTTCATCGGGTTTGAAGAATGCAATATGAAATGTATCGCCCATTTCAGACGTTTCTATCGGTTTTGCATTTGCCATTTCATCTTTAAACGTGAAAAATGCTAATTTGTAGCTTGATTCATCTTTAGTCTCTGTTGGAATAAAGTAAAAACCGTCATAATTTTCAGTAATATCATCATTTTCTTCGTTTTTACTAGAATCCGTCATAATTTTTCCTAAAATTTTGTTTTTCGACTGCACGTGAATAAAATACTGCGGGTGATTTCTCAACTTTCATGCGATATTTTGCCGAAAAGAGATCCTTAGCGACAAAATTTCGTGGTTTTGAAGAAATTTTTGATTTTTTCGTATTCATGATAGTAGTGATTATGACTGAAAAAGTGATTTTTGTCAATATTTTCGATTTTCATTACCAAAAATGGCGGAGAGTACAGGATTCGAACCTGTGCGCCTCTTTCGAAACGGCGGATTAGCAATCCGGTGCATTACCACTCTGCCAACTCTCCATGTTTGGCGGAAACGGTGAGATTCGAACTCACGGATCCATTTCTGAATCGCTAGTTTTCAAGACTAGAGCCTTAAACCACTCGGCCACGTTTCCATTCTGGAGGTAAGGATCGGATTTGAACCGATGGTTTTACAGTTTTGCAGACTGTTGCTTTGGACCACTCAGCCACCTTACCGTTGTTTGGTGCATCGTGCTGGATTCGAACCAACGACAACCTGCTTGTAAGGCAGGGATTCTACCGCTGAACTAACGATGCGTTTAATTTGGTGCCCCCCAAGGGATTCGAACCCTCAAAATTATGTTCCTAAGACATACACGTATACCAGTTCCGTCAAAGGGGCATTGGTGGTAATGGTAAGAATCGAACTTACACTTGACTCCGTATGAAGGAGGCGCACTACCGTTATGCTACATTACCTTGGTTGTCCCGACAAGAATTGAACTTGTAATGGTCGATTATCAATCGACAGTTATACCATTTAACTACAGGACAATGGTGGTGCCTGTTGGAATCGAACCAACTTCAACGGCTCTTCAAACCGCCGCTATGACCACATCAGCTAAAGCACCATTGGGGTGTCTAATGAGGATTGAACTCATACTGAATGTTCCACAGACATTCGTGCAGACCACTACACTATAGACACCACTGGCCTCGGTGTACGGACTTGAACCGCAACGAACAGTTTTGGAGACTGCGATGCTACCATTACATCACACCGAGATTTTTAAGCAGCAATACTTTTAAATCTATCTGCCGCATAACTTGCTGCAAAAGCTTTTGGTTTCACAAGCGGTACAACATTACATGTACCTTTGATATAACCAATTGCTTCGTTTACTACACATGAACTGCCGTGCATCTCACTTGGATTAATATCTAAATGCACTTCAATATCATGTGGTATTGCATCATAAAGTTTTAAATACAATTCCGAAACTTTATAAACTTCTGTCATCAAACGCATACGTGGGCGATTTTTCTTTTGTTCGTAATCACGTTCACGCTGAACACAACCAAAAATCTTGCAACCGTGCCGACCATCGATATGAACAACAACCGCTAGAATATAATCAGCAAACCATTCACCATTTATTTGAAAACGTTCACTGTCTGCACCAATGTAAACTTTCGTATCGGGACCGCATGTGTCAAGAAATGCAGCCACTTCATGTATGTCAATTTCTTTTTTCATGTTTCACCCGTAAATAAAAAACTGGTTGCGGATGCAGGATTCGAACCTGCGACCTCCGGCTTATGAGACCGGCGGGAACGACCACTTCCCTAATCCGCTATAAATTTAATTCTTATTAAGTCGCACATTCAAAGTTGAATCTTGAAACCCAAATTTTCCAACAGGAATAACATTGAATGCCAACGAATACCGAATGTCATCAATTTCATGTAACGCTACTCTATGTTTTAGAAAACTTGGAAAAAATATCAAAGTATTTTTAACAGGTTTATAAAAACAAAAATTCGTTGTCACATCATTTACTATTTCATTGGGCTGAATAAGAAATGAACTTACTTCTTCAGGCCGCTCAAAAATAACATCAGCACCCTCTTCGGGCATCGATTCAAAATAATACACGCCAGAATAAAAACTATTGTAATGTGCGTGTGATGCGCTAAAACCACCTTTTTGTGTTTTAGTTGCCCATGAAGTGGTAATGTCAAACTCTATATCATTAAAATGCAAAAACTCATTTTTGAAATGATAGAAATACTTTTTAAAGATTTCTTTTACTTCAGGCAACGAATCTAATATGTGTTTATCTTCTGTCGTTTCAATATTTGAGTATGTATTCTTGTGAGAAATATACTTCAAATTTTTAACGACTTCAAAAAAATTATCCATATTTTCATCAACCGTGTATTCAGCGAACGGTCTAGGAAAAATAGGAGTTACATTAAATTTAATCATAATGTTTAACTATAATATTGGTGCCCGTTGACAGAATCGAACTGCCAATAGATGATTACAAATCAACTGTTATACCATTTAACTAAACGGGCAAAACTATGGTGGAGGATATCGGATTCGAACCGATTACTTCAGAATGCAAATCTGATGTGTTCCCAACTATACCAATCCCCCTTGGCCGGTCCTGAGAGAATCGAACTCCCACTTGATGGTCCGTAGCCATCCGTAATATCCATTTTACTAAAGACCGAAAATATGGTGGGTTGTACTGGGATCGAACCAGTCGTGCCCGAAGACGGCGGATTTACAGTCCACTGCATCACCATTGATGCTTCCAACCCATATTAGTTTTGCAGTCTGCACTATTTGCTATGTTTCAACGGAGTAGCCTGCAGGACTTTCTTTACCGTTTATAGACATAGTTACTCAGGCATGATCAAGCCCATGGCTTACAAACTGCAAAACTAATATTGCTTAGGCTACGTGATTTCCAGTCATCGCCCCTATGCTGAGTTTTTACCCTGTCCACATTTGTTTCAGCGTATCGTGCTACCGGTTGTGTCCGGATATCTAGGTGCTCTGCTCTGCATTGCGCTAACGGTAGCCTAGCCAACCGGTCTAACTAACGTGTGACACCCGCTACTTTCAGGTAAGTAGAAACCGGAACTTGGCTGCTCGGGTTGGGATCGAACCAACGACAAATTGATTAACAGTCAACTGCACTACCGCTGTGCTACCGAGCAATAAAACTTTGGCGACACTTACGGGATTCGAACCCGTGATCTCTGCCGTGACAGGGCAGCGCATTAGGCCAGCTATGCTAAAGTGCCATAATATTTTGGCAGGGATACTAGGATTTGAACCTAGACTAACAGAGTCAAAGTCTGCGGTGCTGCCATTACACTATATCCCAACAAACCATATAGAAACACATTCTTGGAGTGTCGTAAAACATTCCATAACCCCGGGCGTCATCATGTGTTTGAATGTGTTTTTATATGGTGGGGCCACAGGGATTCGAACCCTGACCTGACGGATTAAAAGTCCGCTGTCTTAACCGTTTGACTATAGCCCCTTCATCTTACTACTCTTGTCACTGTCCATGTGGACTCTCCTTTTTAAAAGTTTGGTACACCGTACGGGATTCGAACCCGTCTTTACGCCTTGAAAGGGCGTTGTCCTAACCAGATAGACGAACGGTGCATAAAACTAAAATTCGCAAACTAACAAGGAACAGACTATTACATGATGCCGAAGTCATTACTGCATCAAACCCTTGCTCAACTCTTTTCAGAGACAGGTCGCTCACACCTGTTTTGATTCACACTTTTTAAAGAACTTCAATCACTCAACAGAAACGATTATAAAGATATTTCGCCAAACTGTCAAGCATTTTTGTGTTGTTGTTTTACAACACATTATTCTGGTCTCGGTGGAAAGAATCGAACTTTCGCCGCATGGTCCCAAACCACGCATGATACCATTTCACCACACCGAGATAAAAAAACCCCGAAACTTTTTGGGCTTCGGGGTTTGTGTAATCTTATGCTACAGACTAACTTCTATACACAAACTCCCAACGTAATCGCCCATGATCCATTATCGCTAAATGTGCGATACTCTTGGCAGGGCTTCGTATTGTGTATATGTTTGTTCATAATCTTATTTATACATTTTTTGTTCTAAAAATCATCTCATCCAAAAAAATATTTCTGATATATTGCTGAATATGATCTTGAGTTTCAAGTATAGCCACAATGTGGTCTGTTGTCAAGTCTTTCAGCGGTACATATGTCAAAGGCTGTCTACCATCTTTGCCACGTGTTCCCCACTTGAATGCTTCACGAATTACATCGTGCGATTCACTGGAATATACCGATAATTCTTCAGCGGGTGCTTCATCATGTACATTACGGCGCAGGTAATCCAAGCCGCCATCAACCATGTATTCGAGTCCATTTGTATCAATATAAGTTACATAATCATGCCGATGCATGGATTCAAGAATCGTACCATCAGGAGTACGAATTCGATTTGATACGATTCTTGGCTCACTCATTTTATCGCTCACAATAACCATTCTCAATCAGAGAATTTGCCATACGACCATACGAACCTTGCAATTGCCACGCCAGACCCGAATCAATCAAATCTTGAAACAATTCTACCGTAGCATCAAAGTCTAGTTCACCTGATTCAAACGCCATAATTTTATCAATTTGATCCATATTAAGCCTCCAGAGTATAAGGTTTGTTCCACTTACCAATATTTACGTCAATGTACCAACCAACATTGAAATAATCACTTTGAATATCAGACTTATCCCAGTTACCAGCATTCATTTCTGGAATCACTTCACTCAGAAAATGATAAGCTTCACCATTGAAGTGGCTTTTGTAGTGATAGGGATTCACTTGAATGCCGAATTTCTCAGCATCAGCCCGTGTTTCTGGCGTATCACCGTAGTCATTGATAAAATCAATCTTACCGGATTTTACATTCAACACCAGGGTCGAATGATGGCGAACTGCAAGGCTGGCTTTCACGCCATACTTTTTGCAGATTGCCTTGATTTTTGGTGCCAGTTTTGCTTTCAACTCTTGAGATACGTAAGCCATCACAAACTCCTGTAATAATCATCAACATGTATAATTCTACAGAATGGTCGGAACTCTGTCAAGCGGTTTGTTTGTTGTTTTTTAGCAACTTATCAATTTCATAATTATCAAGTTGGAAATGGCGTACAATATCATCCCAGAGGTCCAGTGCTAGATAATCTTCTGGCTTGTTCTCACCTTTTTCATAGACTTGATATATTTCTGACAACACATTCAAAACGTAGTCTTTTTGATATTGTTTAAAAACGGCGGGAAAGTGACTCCCGCCAGTTTCAAGTGCCAGATGGTTTAATAGTTCGTTGTGCATAACGCTCCTTGATTAACTTAATCAATTCAGGATTCCGATACTCATAGTTATCAGGAATTTCAAGATTGATGATTGGCTTATCTAACATCCAGGTCATCATTTTATTGCGTACCCACATTGCATGTTCCGTATCAGCACACACAATTTCATCAGCCCACATCAGCAAATCTTCGGTGACTGGAATCAAAGCATATGATTCTGTACCAGCTGACCTTGTATTAAAATTATACGGATTCGCAGATAACACATGTGCTATTGTAGGTGACCGCAGCATGTTAGCTGAACAGACTGTCAGCACACGCTTATAATCTCCTTGAAACCTATTTGAGTGAATTCCGTAATTACTCATTCTTCTTCCAACTCATAGGTGACTTCATATCCGCCTTTTCGTGATGTCCACCAATCATCATACTCATGGTCCCAATCAATGTCAACACCAACATCCCATGCATCATTCATAATTTCCGATACTTCTATTTCACCACTTGAAAGGGCTTCCATTTTTTGTTTGACTTCATCTTCTTCCAACTCAGGATAAACTTCTGCGATAAAGTCTTCTGTAATCTCAAATGTCCATTGAGAATCTACTGAATGCCATTCGTGTTTCATTACTTTCATTCTTCTTCCTCATCTTCCCATTCACGCTTGTATTGTGCCATACCAAATGTTTCTTCTAACACTTCCGGTATTTCTTCTTCAATTTCATCAGCAGATAAATCACCATACTCAAAATAATTGTCTGAGCCCTGCTCGTACATGCCAACAAAAGCCATGCCTGGTTCATGATACAGACCTTCTACTGACCACTCTTCTTGTTCAATGTATTCATACAATGCAATTGGTGGGCCCCATGCAGTTTCGAAACTAATAAACATCGTTGTTTCATCGATACGTTCCCAATCGATGATACGTGCTTCCCATTTGGTGCCCCAATTCTCTAAACACCAACCATAATCCCATTCTCCTCCGTTTGACCTAAAGTGTGAAAATAGTTCAGCATCTTCTTTCTTTTGCAATTCCGCTTCTAATTCATCCAGTTTCAATTTATCTGAATGAGTAAGTGTCAGTGAATTATCGCACCAATTGGGCATTGTTTTCTCCTTTATCTACAAAGAACTTGAATTTCAGCCGATGAGTAAATACCTTTTTCCATTGCTTTCTCTCGACAATCAATCCGAATGGTATCACTATAAATTATCGAAAATACCATCAAACTCAAAAACATCAAAAACACAACAGCAGCAAAAATCATTTCTTTCATTTCACTTCTCCTTAAAAAATACTAGCAAGAACGGCAGCACCATTTGCAGCCGATGCTATCAGATACACAAGCGCCCATCCCGAACGGTCTTCTTCTTTTGCAACATCACTCATGTTCCAGAATAATACTGCAAAAAAAGCATTTACAATAACCATCATTTTCCCATCTCTTCATGGTGTTTATCACACAGTGTTCGAATCCAACCGGTCTTTGTTGGAGTTCCTGGTGAGCCACATTCTTCACAAGTGCAGCGGCTTATCTCTTCTGCCATGCGGAGAATGCCTCTTGTATATTCATCACCACCACGATGATATATCGTCAGCATACCAAACTTCTCTTTGACCTGCTCAAATACAACTTGTTCAATCTCATGACCACGGCGCCGAGTAATATCAATATGTGACTGCACCAGTTTCATAGCTGTATCAAGGATATGAAACCAGCCGTCGCCGTGGTCGAAGCCCCAACACATAGATGTTTGCATAGCACCAAGGTGCCGCTCGACCATTATGTTAGTATACTTCCCACACAACTCTTTGTCAAGATGTGGACTCATTTATTGCCATTCATCTTTTCAATTTCCATCAGAATCAAAAACAGCACTGCAAAGATACTCAAATCAATTCGGCCCAAGAATAAACAAAGAACCATCAGACCTGCAAAAGTAAGTCCGATGGCAGCACGAAGATTTTCTTTAGTAAACCATTTTAGCATAATTATACCACTCCTGTCCATGTTGTCCGATTCAGATACGAATCAGGTTTGAATACATTACCACGCACAAAGTTTCGTGCTGGCGCTTTCCACGAAGCTGCTTTCCAGATATCACCCGTAGCCTTTTCAACAAACGAATGAACCGAGCGGGAGCCCCACGACACCGAAACAATCTTCACGTATTTGTTACCTTCTTCAAACTCAATACCAAAGCGAGACACATCAACATCAACGCCCGTATCAGGCGCCCATTTGTTGTAATAATTCGAAACAATCGCATCTTTGTAGCCAATCAGCGCAGTAGCCAAATCGCCAGTCACATTGTTTTTCATACAGCCTCCAGAGTTAATTCTTTCGCAGGAAACATAATCTGACCATCATACTCTAACTGATTCAACTCATACTCAGTCAGGTAGTCATCATCGACAATTTTTGTATCGACGATAAATTCTTGAAAGTAATCGTTAGCTTGCTCAATTTGCAAAGCGACTTTTTCCAGCACTTCAAACACCTGCTCTGGATCGACGCCACGCACGACATACTCATCACCACCCTTAGGTTTGAAGTATGCATCAACACCCGTACCAATCGTACCGTCTTCACGCCAAGCGTAGTTTTCGTACACTTGTGTAGTAATTAGCAACTTAGTCATTTCGTTCTCCAATCAATTTCTATACAGTCAGTATAGCGAACCTCGGAACCTTTGTCAAGCAACTTCGTTGCCGCAAGCGAAATCGCCAATTATCTTTTGTAGCAATTTGCATAACGTTCAGCCGCTTTGAAGTACCACTCACCAGGCGTACACCAGCGGGCGATAGTCGCCATAGGCGAACCCTCAATCTCTTCAAACTTCACGGCTTTCTTCGGTAACCAGAATGTATACTTTGGATTATCAGCAGCCTCAAACTGAATCGCCTTTTCTGTTTCTTTTTTGATATTTACATATAAAGCAACAGAAGTGAAATTCCAGTTATGTTTCCATAATGTCATCATGCTATTTCTCCAATCAATCAACAGACTCTAGTATAGCCCGAAGCGGTAAGATTGTCAAGCGATTTCATCGCCGGTCAAGCACTCCCACTCATTTTCATGAAGAGAATAACAGCACCAATACCAAGAATCCAGGGCAGCAATCTGAATGCCAATTTGATAAGAAAGTAGAATAGAATTGCACCAATGACAAGTGTAGCACCATCATAGCCAGTTTCTGGATTAGCAACAGAATCATTCAGTGTGGCAATCTCAGTGATTGTATTGACAGTGGCTGGTGGCAGAATCACTTCACCAGGGTCCAGTGTTTTCTCAGTAGGTACCGGTGCCGAAGCTTCAGCGGGTTGCATTTTAAGTGTCACAGGCATATTAAGTTCCCAGAAAAAAAGTGGCCAGCAGTTTAGTGGCCGAAAAAAAATTTGGTACGACTCAGTATAGGAATCCGAGAAGTGCCTCGAAAAGGTTGCTTTGAAATAGCATGTTCCTTTGATTGTAGCTTTTTGGCCATATAACGGCTTTTATTTAAGCTCAAATAATTAGGAACAATTGCCTCTGCTCTACTGCCCCGGCTCTGTATTCGCAGCGGGTGCCTCTACTGGCCCATGCCCATGCACCTCTAGCACATACTCTACTACATTGTGGCTTATCTGGTACCTTTGTGCTATCTCCGCTACGCTATAGCCCTGCTCATACATCTCCTGGACTTGTGTTACTAGCTTCTTCTTCACTTGACCCATCTGCACCCTCTTTATATACAGTGATATCACCATTATACCCTAGACCACTGGTGGTGATAGGTGTAGTGGTAGCCAGGAATTCCTCTAGTGCCTGGGCTACCTCTTGTGCATTGAACTTTGCTTTACTCATTTATACAAATACCTTTATTGGATAACCCACTGCAAAACCATTACTACCCTTAACAAAACCCTTGCTCTGTTTCACTCGGGCCACTACACGTGGTGCCTTGCGTGGTTTCAGTACCGTAGCACCCAGGCCACGCAGTGCCTCTGCCACATCTGCTTCTGTAAATTGTGCATTCATTACAGTCTCCATGCAGAGATGGCTGCCTTAACGTCTGCCACTGCAATGTTCAGCACACCTGCAATGTAGCCATAAGAGCAACCCTCATACAGCATGGTCGAGATGGCATTCAGTGTTTCACGCCGAGTAATCATAATTTCATTCCTTTAGCAAGATAATCAACATAACCAGGGGTTTTGTTCAACACAACAACTGGCTCAATACCTAACACAACACCAGTGCGAACAAACTCTTTTTTAGCGTACCCTACAGCAGCAGCTAAACGCTTGAATTTTCTGTCACCAACGGCATACATTATACAGTCTCCATATCATTCATCACAAAACCATTATAATCGGGTGCAGGACCTCTGTCAAGCTTTTTATGCAATTTTATCGGTAATGATGAAAACTCCACTCTGACCAAATTGTGCTTTCATGCGACCCTGATTAAAAACGGAATACTTGTTGTTTCGGAAAGTTTTCTCGGAAGGGCGCGGTTTTGCCATTTTTGCAACTGCCACCGGTCCCTTGTAATTTTGATAAGCCCTGGCCAGCTCTTCTTCTGTAAACATAATTTCCTCAGGGTGTGTAATAGTTCACTTGGACATTCAGACCTTCCCAGGTACCACACAAACCTACACAAGCCGCACCAGCGGTACCTGGGTCTAGTCGTGCATTACCCAACGCTCGCAAAGCCTTCTCCACGGCTATGCATTGTGATACCTTACCAAAACTATTCATAGCCTGCTTCACGGTCATATACACGGAAATGCCAGAATCACTAAACAGAATGCGGACAGTATCGGAATTTTTCATTCCAGGAATTAGAGTTTTCGTTCTCATAGTTCACCTCGGTCAATCATTGCATCAACGACAACCAGTATACCCACAGGAATAGCAGCAACACAAAAGATAATTTCAATCAGTTCCATATTATTCTCCAAACACCGCACCAATCGGGCGGCTAGTAATTGCTAATTGATAAACACCAGGATTTGCTTTGATTATTCGCATCATTGCTTTTTTGTTACCTTTGGCAGTTATCAAACCCGTTGCTTTACAGTAAACAGAGTAGTAGGTAGAAGCCGTTATCATAGTATTAACCCAGAGTAGTAACAGTACCGTGGGCCAGAACACCCCACACCACCAGACCAGCAAACAATACAAAAATCGCAATCATCTCAATCTCCAATTCATCTCATCACAAGGCTAGTATAAGAGGAACGGCGACCTTTGTCAAGCGGTTTTAGTGCGGAATTCTGCGGCGCCTGGGTACCGTTGCTTTTACGCTACAATTTTGGCGGGACAGTCCGAACGCCTGGGTACTCATCGGACCTGGTCGGTCTTCGTTGGAATGCGTATAAATAGGGTCTCGGAAGTAGTGCGGTTACATGCAATATAATGCATTTTTGCAGCATAATATTCTGCTGGAATACCATTTAGCAGCATACTATTTTGCATTATGGCAACTTTACGCTATAGAATTGTTCTAATTCCATTTTACGCTGTAATCGTTTATAGTAGTGGAGTCGATTGGTGATAATACCACCACCATAACAGAATATATCCATACGCTTTTCAAGGATAATTTCCCAGTTACGGGCTCTTGCCTTTACTATCGCTAGTGGTAATTCCATCTCAGTACACCTCACGCTCAAATACATCAAACTCATTAATGGTACCGTCAAATACTAGCCCTTCGCCATATGCGATGGCATCATTGTATTTGTTGAATACTCGCAAAACGGTATCACCCTCATACGCTTCACATTCTACTACAATGAATACTTTGCTCATTATGCAATCTCCGTATAGTGGTTTACTCTGGCATCGAATTGTTCCAGTGCTTCGTAGTATTCGGTGTTTAATAGTGTAACAGTCCGACGATAGATGCCTGTACCAATTTCCAGTTCGTAGGCATACTCGCCAGTGCGCCAAAGAATCACACGCTCATCACGACCGTTTCGCCCATCTATAATATACTGTATACTCATTTGCTTCTCCTATCGCTCTTCTATGGTTCTAGTATAGAAGGAATTGGTAGGATTGTCAAGTGGCTTGTGATACTCGGAGGTTGCAGGATTGGCAAGAAAATGATACTCGGAGGTATCTTGCTTATTTGCTACCACATATGATTTTGTTGTCTTTGAGACAATGGTTTTTCGTAGTGCTGGATTCTGATATAACACGGATTGTGATTGTATGGTGGGTACAGCCCGTGAGGAGAATCGCTAGAATGATATATTTGACTATTGTTCAACTCCAAAATGTTCTGCTAACCATTGCCTTGCTTGAAACCGTGCTATCACTTGATTCTCGCCCGGATCTAAAACATCCATACATTCCCGCACAATCAACTCGGCGAACTTTTCTAATTTAGTTGGAATGCCTTCTGGATTATATGTTGGTAATCCAGCCTCATGAGCAAGTTCTCGAATTCGTTCGTTCATTGTGGTTCCTTAAAAAGTGGCACACCATCAGTCAAGTGCCGCACATATTCCAGCGTGGGCAAGGTATCCAGTGTGCCACGATGCCGTTGGATGGTCAAGTTGCCTTCTTGCATTATAGCATAGAAAAACTGGTCTGTGGCACCTTCATCTATTTGTGATTTGAAATATTCGTTCATTTCTGTAATCTTTCAATCTCATTCGCAGCCTCTTCTAATAGGTCGGCTATGCGGTCAGGTCTATTCTCTTGCACACTCTTGCGGTCAGATATATTTCTCCGAATCTCGGCTCGTTTTCGCAGGCGGTATACTAGACTCTGCTCAGATACAGGTAGGTGGCTCTCATCATTCATTGTTCTAGTCCAAAATGTTTTCGAATCGTTTTATCAATCCTGCGCTGATAATGCTCATCGGTAAAGGTTAAGGGAAATAGGTCAGCACATTCATTGACAATCAACTCAGCAAATTTTTGTGTATCAAAATGAAGATGTCCATCAATCAGTACGCCACCGATGGTATGGCTCCAACATTGTTTTTCAAATTCTTTTATTTGCTTATTCATTTTGGTATATTATACTCTCGACCATATTGTGAATGATGCCCTTGTGCTTCTGGCCCAGGATACTTTACATTACTTTCAGTGGGCAGTCCAAATCGCTTTCGAATGTTTTTCATGTCAGCTTGTGAGCCACAACATGCTATGCATTCCTGTATAATCAACTCTGCAAACTTTTCAGCGGCTTCGTGTGCGTTTCCAATCCTACTTCCAGGACCTAAGAGTTTAGCATGTTCGGCAAGTTCTTGAAGTTTCTCGTTCATTGTTCTAACAGTGTCCTATTCTGGATGTCCCAAAATCTTTGTGTCGCTTCTTTTGCATAATCAACTGTAATATACTGGCCTAGGTGTTTTTCATCGTTGATGGTAAAACTATACTCACCAGTGTATACCACAGATATCCATATTTCCTGCAGGGCAATTTTATTCACTGCACCGACAATCTTACCTGTTGCTATATCGTGATAATAATATTTGTCACCAAACCGTTCCCACTTAAATTCTTTTATCATTGTTTCACCGAAATACAATTTGCCGTTACACGGTATTTGTCCGAACTCCATGTTCGGACAATCGTTTCTCTTATCTGCTTACACTCCTCATATCCTTGTGTATACAAAAGAATAGAACCTTTTGTCGGCGGCACATTGGGAGATACAGCATGAAGCATTACAATCAGAGTCCACATATTATTCAGTCAAGTAGCCAAGGACTTTATAGCCCTTGTAGGTAGGATGCACACCATCAGCAGATATATCTTTTTCTGGTCGTGGTATTACAGTATCGCCATATTCAATCGCAACAAACTTCACTGCACGAACTTGGTCGGGCTTGAGCCGTTGACTAGGCAGCAGCCAGAATACTCTTTCAGCTTGTGCTTTTTCACGCAACTTCCGAATATTGGCTTCAGTATCAATACCCAGGTCATTGGCACCCAGGCTGATAATTAATGTTTTGGTAGGCTTCAACTTATGCAAATGGAGTTTATTCCAGTTGGACGAATTGATACCACTCTTTGCTATTGACTGGCACTCACGGCGAACTTGGCTCACACCAACAGCAATGCTGTCACCTACAATTAAACATTCAATCATTGTATACACTCCTTCATTTCACGCCAATAGTTTCTTTGTGCCCAATGTACTGTACACCAATCTTCAATACAATTTTCAAATATCATTACTTCAGGGTCTTTACCTGCGGCATACATTTTATCACACCAATAATTCCAGTATTGATTCAATATATCATTTTCAGATAGTGTTTCCCAATGAGTATAATCTTCACCCAGAGTATTATGATCGGGATATACAATTGTCCAGTATCTCATCATTCAGTCAATCCAAAATGTTCTTTGATCTTACTCACATAAGTGCTGGCAGGTTCACGATGATCTACAGCATCAGCAACAATGGCAACACATTCCTGTACAATCAACTCGGCGAACTTTTGCAAGTCTTGTTCATCGGCATGACCAGATAAAAAATAATGGCGTGGTGTTTCATTATCCACATAATTTAACATGCCAGAATCAAGACCAATTTGTATCAACTTATCATTCATAACATCCTCAACAAACCTACACTATCAATGGTAGTCAACAGAAGGTAATTAGCCAACATGCCAAATGATTTCCGAGAATAAGCAGCCCAAGCATAGATAGCACACCCAGTAATCCACACAGGATAAAGTACCAATAGGGGAGGAGTTGGTACGGTAAGTGCCATTGTAATAGCACAGCCAATACTAAGACTCCAAGCAAAAAGCTCGGCAACAAACCGAGTCCGATTACTATTCCAGTCATCACGAATCCATTCTATAGTAGGGCGAAATATATCTATCATTTAGGTTTGCCATATAGCAGCATCATTATATCTAACGCACAATCAATCACAGGATCATGTTTTATTATATCACGCTCATATAAAAAGTCAACATGGTCCACCGTACAATAACCATTGTTCCCACCCGTTAGGAAGTCTACCGCAGTACGGACATCACGCCAACGATTATAGGGCAGCAGCGTTTCAACTTTCAATTGGCGTTCAATTGAATGCAATAATGTATCATCCAATGAGCCACGTGCCCAAACCCAACATTTATTATCGTTTTTTGATGCTATCCAATTATGAAAGGATTCGACCCCGGTTTTCAGATTTCTATCGTCTTTTGAGGGTATAAATGATTTTTTTCGTACTATTTCACACTGTTTTTCCCACCACTGTAAAGTGCCCTTGTCTATCTTTCGCCCATAGTTTTCCACTTGGTCACGAACATTGAACTTGACAAAAAAAGCCGAATCGACCAACTCTTTATACGTTGGGCGCTCATCGGGATTGAAATAGATACACGCCAGGGATAGAATCACAGAATTGGATTCTACCCCTAGTGTTTCAACATCGAACATGAACATTATGCAGCCACCGCAGCCTCAGCAGCCAGTTTTGCTTTTGCACGACCAGCAAACTCACGTGCATTGGTTTCGGCATAATCGTCACTCAGACTATTGATGCCGTGGTAGAGTTTCCACTCACCATCTTTGAGCCATTCAACTCGGACATCATACGTTACATCAAACGGACTACCATCATAGACAATCCGAACATTACCAAAATCAACTTTATACATTACAACACTCCCTTCACAAATTCAGGCTCAAGAATCACACTCTCACGTATCTCACCGAACACCGTTATAGGATTATCTAATGTTACATGATGCGACATACCACCACCGTAGGTGACACGTGATAATCGAACCACACCAGACACGGCATAGTCACCCAAGTACATACCGATAACACGCTGACCGTCCAAATAACTTTCGCCAATCATACAGCCTCCACATTATAAGTACCAATCACATTACCGTCTGAACTAACCAAATCATACTCAACTTTAGGCGCAAACAAACGGGCACCATCACGCAAGAATTGTTTCAACTCACGGCGTACCTCAGATGGGTACTGATCTTCTAATTCAATAATATATTCAATCGCTTCCAGAAGCCCATAGCCCCATGCGTCTTGAATCACTTTTGCCTCAGCCAGTAAATTCGAATACATCACAAACTCCTTATCTCTCAACATGTATACATTATCGCAGACTTCGGAAACTTTGTCAAGTGGTGTTATTTTGATATCAAAACGACAGACTTGTTTTTTATGCAATAGAATTGGCCGCTCTTATCCTGCAATAGGACACCATTTTTGCCAGCACAAAAATCTTCGGCTATTTTTCGTCTATCGTGGAGAATACTTATGGTAGTAAGAATACCGAATATAATAAGCACATATGCGGTTACCAATATCATCTTTTCGGAATTGAAATTACTCTTCTGGAACAGGTTTTTCATTGCCATCTATACAAGTCTCACCAACGAAAATATAAACATTTGAATCTATGGATTTTTGTTTGAATAATTGATTATTATAGCATTTGTAAGGGTCACGATAGTTTATTGCAAAATAGTATGCACCGTATCCTATGCCCGCAAGGACCATAAGAATGGGAATATATTTGATATACTTGATAATCTCGGGTAGTATCCCAAGAATTTTTGGCAGATTTTCAAGTAATTGTTTCATTCTATTGCCATTGGTATAAAGCCGGGTTTTGCTGCATATAATTTACCAAACGTTCCACATAAAGTTTTATTTTGGCGCATTTCCACGCATGTCCGTTTGCTATGATTACCATACACTAAATCGTCAAACTTCGATGCATGAGGATGAGTACAAATAGGGTCCGCTTCGGGACCCTCTGAAAAGTGTTTACAGTCTTTGCACAACTTTAATGCCATCTATTCTAGTCCATATGCAATTGCATCGTTATCGTATGATTGAGCCGCATACATCAACGCTTGATGCTCGGCATACATTTCGTCCATCATATTTTCATACTCATCTTCGGTAAAGTCGGTCAATGTAGCCTCAGCAATATCACGGCACAAATCATTTATTTCATTCTCAAACATCACTAGCACCCCTCTCTTTCAACTTAATAATTTCAATCGCTTGTTTTATATTCAACCATTCAGGGTGGCTTTTATAGTCACCAACATAGAAGCCACGAATCTTGGTCAAACCACGCAACACATCCGCATTCCATACATACCGAAAATCATAACTAAAACCAAGCACACGCTTACGGATAACAAAATTATCAAACTGGTCTCTGTTACCCGCTACGATATAGAATGGATCTATTTTCATCGTTGATTGAATCCTAGTTCGTATTCAAACATAATCATCTTGGCGATATTGATATACTTTCGGGCAGTATCCGGGCTAAACTCTAACACCTCTTGTGCATCCGACAGATAGCTTGCAGCAACCATACCAGGACCTGATAGTTTGAATGTAACCGAATCCGTAATCGACTCAAGAATGTCTGCTTTCGGCGCACCGTAAGCTTGAATTTCCCACTCAATGCTTTTCATCATAATCTCCAATCACTTAAACACAATCAAAGCCAACAGAAC